TACCAACTCTTTTATTGATTAGAGTAATTTGAGTTTTGAATATACCATTATCATAACCAGCTTCTCTTAATAATCTTTCAACATCAACAAAATACTCTTTAGGTAGTTGATATCTTTGAAAAATAGTTCCATCTGGTATTAATAAATAATCTCTAATATTTTCGGTTGATAATGGGATATATCTAACCAATTTACCATCTGCTTGTGGTAATTGATTATCGTTTGCATCATATATTATAAATTCTATGGCATCATTGGTACTTAATCCAAAAAATGAACGCAAATCTCCGTTTTCAAAAATTTGTCTATCTTTTGAATCTATAAGGTATCCCTTATTATTAATTACCTCTTTTATATTTTGTATAGCCATATCTTATAGTTAACTACTTCCTCTGAATTTTTTTAGGTAAACAGATAATGATATTGGTGAACCCTCCGATGGTGTTATTTTTAAAGAACCTCTGTACTCTTTATCTCCACTTAAACCAACACTATTTTTTGGTTTTTGGTCTCTAATCCAACCTAAATTTGGAACTAATGTAACCTTTTTAACTTCACCAGGACCTAATGTTACTTGACTTAGTTTATTTATAATTGGACTTGTTTCAACTGAAAAATTTACCGTTATGGTTTTGTTAGTGGTAAAATTTGTTAGTTCTAATGTAGGTCCATTAATCCATTCTTCTGTATTCTGATTTGCTCTAGCTCTATAAGCTATATTACCTAAATCTTTATTTGCCGTTTCTAATATTTTTGCTGAGAATGCTTCACTAACTACCGCACCTTCAGCTGCTTTACCTTCTTTACCAAATAGTTGTTCTCTTAGATTTACCAATTCTTGCTCCAATGATTGATTTCTAGCAAATAAAGAAATTCTTTGAATTGATTCTATTGTTGCTTTTTGAATAGCATTTTGTAGTTCATTTATAGTTGATGATACTTTTAAATTTGCTTGATATGATTGGTTTTGAGCTGCAGCAACAATCAGTTCTTTAGAATCTAACTCAACTCTTAAACTTTGAGATACTATTTCTAATTCTTGAACCTTTGCTCTTAAATCGGTATTTTCATTATTTAACCTTCTTACTTCAACTCTTAAATCTAATACAGATTGAGTTGCTTCATTGTAAATAGACCTTAAAACAGTATCAGGTAAAATTGGTGCTTCAATTGGAAGAAGTTCAATAATTGTTGTATCAACTGATTTCAAAAGTTCTTCTTCGTTGTATTTTGGTTTTACCAATTTACCACTAACAACACCATCTTCCAAATTCTTTGAATCGAACAAATTAATACCAAATTCGTTTTTAGCAGGTAATGCCAACGAACCACTGGTTAATAGTTCTGAAATGAAAGCCTCATTTTTAAGTCCTGTGTTGTTACTCATTTTATTTTTTTACTAATACAAAAGTATAATCATCATCATAATATTGGATACTTCCGTTTGATTCAATTTTAAATTCAATCTTATATACTCTATCAACTTCCCAATTTGATAAATTTAATTTAATATAATTTCCATCACTATCACAACTAATTTTTGAATAATCGGAAAATGGTATAATGATATCATCGGAAGCAAAATCTTTTATTTGATAATATGATGTTTCAGGTAGATACTTTATATTATTGTATTGAAATGTTGTTGAAAAAGTTTTCATTGGATACCTTTCTCTAGCAAATATTCTTAGTGTTGGTATTGTTTCCAATTTATATTCTTTTCTAAAATTTTTAATACCAACTACAATATCATCTGCATTTAGTGGAGATAACGAACCAGTAGAAAATATTTGGTCATCCCAACCAATTCTTATTTTTGGTTGATATATTGTATTAGTTTCTTTACTAAATAATTTTATAATACCATAATCTTGCGTATCGTTTTCTTTGGAATCGGAATGTTTTAATATGATACCATCATTTGGAAAAGAACCACTCATCCACGCTTTAAGTAAATTAGTAGCATCCATTTGGATATCAGATGTTTGATAATTAAAAGATTGAGTAGAGCCACTAACTAAATACCAAGTACCACCAGTACCATTATTTGGATTTGCATCCGTGCCAACAGCTAATGTATTTTCTAACCAATCTAATTTAGAATCACCTTCTCTATAATTCCAAGTTACTCCAGCGGTTGATACCTCATCAAATCTAGTACCTTTACCCATTTCCCAAGAACCACTTATTGGAAACGCATATATTGTGTATTCCAATGGAATTTCTTCACTTTCGGTTTCTTTTAAAATAAGATTAGCTTCTTCAAATCCAATACTTCCATTTGATATTGATGATGATAAATAACTTATATCAAACTTTATAAGAGCTCTTGATATATCTTTTATATTACCATAGTAAACTTTACTTATTTCCAATACTTCATCAAGCCCTGCATTTTGGTTAGGCTGTTGTAGGTATATCGATGCATCTTTTGATGCTGTCATAAAATAGTATGCCATTATCTTGCCCTCCCTTTAATATCTGAATCAGGAAACTTAATTTCAAAAACCGATGGGTCTAAAGATGGATATATAATTTTACCTTTAGTTGCCGCTTCTATATTATATGAATTATTAGTATAATTACCACCACACTTATTAATAACTTTAACCACAGGTACAGATGATACACCTTCTACATTTGCCAATGTTAATTCAATCTCACTAAGATTTATCGTATGGTTAAAACTCCATTTTTCTATATTGAAATAATCTTTTAATTGCGATATACATTTTGCAACTACTTCACTTTTATTATAATTTGGATAACAAATTACTTCAAACTCAATTCCAATATTGATAATAAACCCATCATTTATATTAATACCATCCGTTAGAATACGATATTCATTTAAATATGTTTTTAAATTTTCTTTAACTGCTCTATTCAATTGAGTTAATCTTCCACCATTATCATATCCTAACAAATAAAGGTTTATAGCAAATGGATTATTTTTTTCATTTTCATTTGAAGTTTTTCCAATTAAAAACTTTTGAATATCATTTTTTACAGATTGAATATTTGGTTCTTCACTATCCGGCTTATTTACAAAGCTCATTACTAAATCAGTAAATTCCTGCAATACATTTGGTGATGCAAGAATTGATGATGGTGAGTTATTATCCAATGTACCATCTGCGGTAGCGTATGCTTTTGCAATACCACCAAATCTAGCCGGCATTGAAAGGGCTCTTACTTGATAATCTTTTGCAGTTACTGCTCTATTTTGTGAACCAAAGTTTGCTAAAGCATTTTGTCTAATTTCTTCTAAAGTTTCACCACCTCTACCACCTGTTGCTGGGATTTCATTATCTACTGCTAATGAGTTTTTTACAGTATTATATAATATTCTTTCTTGTACAGTAAATTTAGTTAAATCTTCTTCATATTCAACTCCATTTATTCTTGTCAATGTACCCTTTGCAACATTTGATGCTACACCGCCACCAATAAAATACTTCACAGTTAGTGTTGTGTTAGATGGTGATACGCCATAAGTTTTTGTTTTTAAAAAGTTTGTAGGGTCAAATGATTCTTCCAATCTATTTATTGAATTTGGTAATCCCAACCCAACATTTTTCATATTTGGTATGAGTAATTCATCGCTTGCTGATGGGTCACCTACTCCAAATTGTATAGTAGTTGTACTATCAGTATTTACTAAAGTTGTAAATCTTTTAGATGTTTTTATAGTTTTTAAAACATAAGGTACAGTAGATTTAAATTGATAAAGGTCTTGGTCATTTACTTCAGTATTTGGTTGTTCTATGAATATAGTTTCTTGAGCCAAATATGGAACTTCGTACCATTTATTATCATTACTATCCCTTACATCATATATTTGAATTATATTTGTTTCAGGTAATGTTATCTTTCTAAAAGATTGATATGAACCAAAATCAAAAGTTTGAGTTACCTCTTCTGCAGAAATAGCAGATACCTGTTTTTTTATTAAATAAAATGTTGGTTCTCCAGTTAATGAATCTCTTTGATATACACTAACTTCTCTATTTGAATCTTCTGAAAAATCTACAACATCAGTTGTTCTAAATATTATTTTTGGAGTTGTTGATGATTCAACCTTCATACCTTCTTTTATTCTTAGATAATACATAGAATCAGGTTGATTGTTGACACCACTACCAATTGAAGGTACTAATTGATACAAAGAAAGCGTAGTTATCGCCGGAGATGTAACTTTTGGTTGATATCCCATAAATTGAGATAAAGCTAAAACACTTTGTATATCTTCCGCATATGCTAAGAAAGATTCTTTAAGTGTATCATCTACATAATATGATAAAGAATCACCAACGTAAGATGCTAATTCTATAAACATCATACCAGGCGAAGTTTCATTAAAATCAGAATAAGTTTTTGGAAAATAAGCTTTAGTGAACTCTATTAAGTTTGCACGAAAGCTAGCAAAATCCTTATTAAGATATTTTATATCTTTTCCTCTATTTGTAAAATTGTTATTTGATGTGGTTAATGCCATTTCTATTATATTGTAAAGCTTACGCTATTTAATTCAACTTCACTACCAATACTAAAAGTTAAAGATATATTAACTGTGTTTGTATCTTTTAGTTCGTTTGATTGTTGTACATTTATTTCTTCAATGTTAATATATGGTAACCATGTCTGAATAGCCTCCGTAATAGTTTGTTCTATTTTTTCCGCTAACGTTTCATCATTAAAATCAAAAAGAAGTTCCTGCAAACCACTTCCAAAATTTGGTTGCATTACTCTTTCTCTTTTTTTTGTTAGTAAAAGATTTTTTATATTTGTTTTTACCTGGTCAACAGTTTTAAAGGACTGATTAAAAGCCGTATTACCTATTTGAATTGGCAAAGTTATACCAATAGCATAATCTTCGAACTGCTTTAAATCTTTAATATTTCTTTGTCCTAATACTATTGCCATTATTTCTTCTTAAATCTTTTTACAAGTTCAGAATAATCTCTATTGAAAGCCTTATCCAATTCAGCTACACCAGTTTGAACCCCTAAACCTGTTCTAGCACTACCCATATCGGAATAACCCATTTTAGCTGCCATTTGTGCTCTCAAATCAGGTGCCATTCCACCACCCATAGGAACATTTGTAGAATCAAAAACCATAGTAGATTCAGATACTTCATATGGAGAACCAGCATATTGCATTCTGGTTTCGTTTAAAATATCGTTAATCATACCATTTTTAGTGTAAACCTTCTTTTCTACATTTTCAATTATAGTATCGGTATTATCCAATATAGCCTTAGCCATAGATAGTGTATTCTCAACTTTTTTAGGTTGAGATACCTTATTTTCAGCCAAAATTCTCTTAACTTCCATTTTTACACTTTCTTTTATCAATTTTGGAAGTGTTTCTTTAAGTTCTTCTTTTATGAGAATTTGAATAGCTTTTAACAATTTATCTGTATTCATAATCGTTTATCTTTGTTATGTTTATAAATATTTGGATAAAGTATTTTTGGGTATTAACTCCACAATGTAGGGTCTTTTTGTAATTCTTTCCAATAAAGATTGAATTTTTTTATCCTATCCGTTAATCCATTATACCCACCATTAATCTTTTTAGTTATAACTTTTATCGTAGTTTCTGTTGAATCTACTGCTTTAGTATCCAATCTATGGGATTTCCAAAACATACAAGCGGTATCCGCAAAATACTTAGTTGCCACTATTGTGGGATTATTTTCAAAATCAGCACCAGCAACAGGTCCATATTTTTTGTAGTTAGCTCTGCCTGTTAATTGTATATACCCTCTTCCTTTATATCGTTTACCATCTCCGGTTTGAGTATTACCTAAATCGCTTCTACCTTCATAAGCAGCACCAGACGCAATTTCCTCTTTATATATCCAAACACCCGATTCATGTGCACATTGAGCTAATAAATGAGCTCTTTGAATGGCAGTTCTACCAACTCCATATTTTCTCATAGCCACAACTATTTCAGGTGGTACTTTTACATTTGTTTTATAATTTGGAACTTGCTGAATATTATTATCAATTGGTTCTGCATCTGTTGATGTTGGTTCTCGTCTTGCATCTTCTACTAAAGCAGTTTCCACTCCTTCTATATCTTCCGAACTTAGGGTTCTATCATCATCAAAGGCTATAGCCGATGCTTCATTTATATTAGAACCATTTAAACTAGCCTCATCGGCAATTGCCAATTGAGAATCGGTCATTTCAATAGGTGTTGTATCAGCCGTTGGAGTTTCAATTAAATTTGGGTCAAAGTTTGCAGTTGGAAATGGTGGTGTTGGTACTGATGGAGTTACCGTATATCCCGTCCAACTAATTACACCAGGACCAGGTATAGGTGTAGGTGCGGCTGGATATAATGATATCGTACTAATAACTCCACCAACTGTTGTTAAATGTTGTGTAGCGTAGTTAATAAAATCATCTACTATTAAAGATGTACTATTAGTGGGTGATATTATTGACATAAATTATTTCTTTTTAGGTAATACAAATCCAACAGCTTTTGCAGCATTTGGTGTTTTTCTAAATACACCAACGCCATTTCTATTAAAACCACCACCAGAAGTATTTCCTTCTATTGTTGTAATTTTTCCACCACTTACAGTTTCAACAATTCCGATATGATGTGCATCAGCAGGTGTACCATATAACATAGCTGCGCCAACTG